CGGTCGTCTCGATCTGCTGATCCAGACGGTGCGGTCGTTGGCCGAGGCCGACAGCGTGCACATCGTCGACAACGGAAGCGATGACGGTTCGGCGGAACTGGTCGAGTCGTGGGGCGGGTACACGAGCTCATCGGGCGTGACCACGTCCGGTCATGGGACGAACCTGTGCGCCCGTATCCTCGCCGCCACCGACGCCGATATCTGCGTGTTATCGGATGATGACATGGTGTGGCGTCCCGGTTGGCGGGCCGAACTCGAAGCATGGTGGGCGGGAGCGTCGGACGACGTGTGGTTGACTGGATGCCACCTCGAGCCGGACTACCCGTGGAATGCCCGCTCGGGCGTGCTGGTCGTCGGCGAGCGGACCGGCATCGTGCGAGCGTCGACCGGTGCCGCCTCGTGGACCTATCGACGGGCTCGTCATGCGGACATCTTCCCGATCCCGCAGCAGGTGCAGGGATGGGGCGATGTGCCGGCCTGCGAGAAGATCGACGAACGAGGCGGCCGGATCTGTCAGATCGACCTAGCCGATCATGTAGGACGGGGCCGGTCTACGTGGGGCAATCAGACCGAGGCGAGTTTCGGCCACGACCTCGAACCGGTCCGCAAGCTGGTGACGCCGTGAAGATCGGCATCACCGGGGGCGCCGGGTTCATCGGCTCATGGATCACCGATCGATTGATCGCTGGCGGCTATCGGGTAGTTTGTTTCGATCATCGGGGCAATGCACCCCAAGGCGCCGAGGTGTTCCTCGGCGACGTGCGAGATGCAACAGCCGTCACGGAACTGGCCGCCGCAGTCGACGGCATCATCCACCTGGCGGCGGTGCTCGGCACGGCCGAAACGATCGACAACCCGAGGCCGGCTGCCGAAACGAACATCATCGGCACGCTGAACGTATTCGAGGCATGCGCGCAATACCGGCTCCCGTGCGTGAATGCGGCGGTCGGTAACGCCCGTATCGGGCGTGGCACGTATTGCGTAACCAAGACGTGCGCCGAGGATTTCGTCGCCATGTACGTGCAGGACCGTGGGCAACGGTTCGTGTCGGTGCGACCGATGAACGCTTACGGCCCTCGGCAGAAGGCGCCGACGCCGTGGGGTTCGTCGAAGGTGCGAAAGATCATCCCGACGTTCGTCTGTTCCGGCCTGACCGGTTCACCGCTGCCGCTCTACGGGGCCGGTGAGCAGATCAGCGACTGTGTGTGGGTCGGCGATGTCGCCCGGGCGTTCGTCGCTGCGCTCGAGGTGGCAGCGGGCGCCGGTCCGTTGCCTGATCGTCCGGTCGAGGTCGGGCCGATCGAGTCGCACACGGTGCGCCAGGTCGCCGAGCTCGTGCTCGACGAGGTCGGCGGCGGTGCGTTGGAGTTGCTGCCGATGCGACCCGGCGAACCGGCTCGTGCGGTCGTGAAGGCCGACACGTCGACCCTTGCATCGATCGGACTTGACGCCGCCGAGTTCGTCCCTCTCGCCGATGGGATCGCCGAGACGGTCCGTTGGTTCCGGTTCGTGGAAGGCCTCGAATGGCGCTCCTGATCCCTCGTGTCGTGCACCGTATGTGGTTCGGGGACCGGCGCATGCCGGTCGCCTACGAGGCGTACGGCCGGTCCTGGGAGGCGTTCGGCTACGAGGTGCGCACCTGGTCCGAATCGGATCTGTCGGAGCTGATAAACGCCGAGGTGTTCGAGGCGATCGAACGCAACGGTGTCAACGTCGGCGGCGGGAATCCTGCGGTAGGTGTCGCCGTGCAACGTGCCGACCTGATCGGCTACGAGTTGGTGTGGCGGTTCGGCGGGATCGTCGCCAACACCGACATCGAACCGCTTCGCCCGCTCGACCCGCTGCTCGAGGACGTCGAAGCGTTCGCCTGCTACGAGCAGGGCGAGTTCGTGTCGAACGCGTTGATCGGCGGTGTCGCCGGCCATGCGTTCTGGCGTGCGGTCATCGACCGGTTGCCGGTGCGTTACGGCATCACGCAAGGGCTCGCGATGAACGAGCAGACCGGTCCGCATCTGCTGACCGAGGTGCGCCGGATGCGTGACGACCTGACGGTGTTCGACTCGTGGGTGCACTGTCCGTATTTGTACGGCGAGATGCACAAAGAGGGCCGCCCGGACCTGTGGGAGACGCCCGAGCCGCCGTACTGCGAGCATCATTGGGGACATCGTCACCCCGAACTGTTGGAGGATCGATGGCCATCACCAACGGTTACCTGACGCTCGCCGAGGCGACCTCCTGGTTGCGGATCAGCGATGCTGTCGACGACACGATCATCGAGGGGTTGGTCGAGGCCGCTAGCAGGATGATCGACCAGTACTGCGGCTGGCATTTCTACGCCGACACGAACGCGTCGGCGCGCACGTTCCTCGCCCCGTTCCCGTTGTTCTGCCCGGTCGATCCGATCAGCACGACCTCCGGGTTGATCGTCAAGACTGACGACGACGACGACGGCACGTTCGAGCGGACCTGGACGAGCGCCGAATATCAGCTCGAGCCGTTGAACAACCTGTCGAAGGGGTACGCCACCTGGTACGTGCGGGCGACCGGCCGGGCGTCGGGCCCTCTGTTCCCACAGTCGTTGGCGAATGCGCTCGTCGAGGTCACCGCCCGGTGGGGTTGGCCGTCGGTGCCGCCACAGGTCAAGCAGGCGTGCCGGTTGCAGGTCGCCCGGCTCAACATGCGCCGCCAGTCCCCCGGCGGCGTGCTCGTGTCCCCCGATCTCGGTGTCGCCGAACGGCTCTACGCCGCAATCGATCCCGACGCCAAGGTCCTGTTGGACCCGTTCCGCCGAATGGATGACCTGTGACCGGACCTGCCGGCCCGTCGTCGGTTTCGATCGTTCGGGCGGCGCTTGCGTCGGCGTTGCGGTCCGCCGGTGTCGACCGGGTCTACGAGTTCCCCAATGCCGGCCTGACCCCTCCGGCCGCCGAGGTCGCTCTCGACACGATGGCCTATGACGCCGTCATGCGAGGCGGCGGTGATCGGATGCTTTACGTGATCCGGCTGTACGTCGGGCGCGCCGATGACCGTTCAGCGGTGCTCGACCTCGACGCCTTCCTGTCATCGGTTCCCGCTGCGATCAACGACGACCCGACGTTGGCGACTGCCTGTCATTCGGCTCGAGTGACCGAGGCACGCAACTACGGCGCCTACCAGGTCGGCGAATCGACGTTGCTCGGCGTCGAGTTCCTGGTCGATGTCGTCGCCAAGCAACTCGACCTTCTCGACGGTGCAGTCGCCTGGTTCGACGCCGCCCTATAGCTCGCCCATTCCCGACCATCACAGGAGTTCATGATGCCGTTCGTTCACGGGCGCAACGCCGCCTTCTACCTCAATGACTCGGGTGCGACGCAACGCAACCTGACCGCCTTCCTCGACAACGTCGACGTATCCTGGGATCAGGACGCGTCGGAAACGACGACGCTCGGCAGCTCCGGCCGGAGCTACGTGCAGGGGCTCTATACGGGCACCATCACCGTGTCGGGCAAGTGGGACAACGGTGGCACCGGCACGCCGGACCAGTGGCTCTCGGGCCTGTTCGGCGGCACGATCACGAGCGCATGGGTCTACGCCCCGAACGGTTCGGCGTCGGGTCGGCCCTACGAAACCGGTTCGGCAGTCATCACCAACTACACGGTGACCGCACCGGTCGACGACGTGGTGACGTTCGCTGCGAGCCTGCAGACGACCGGCACGATCACGCGCGCCACGTTCTGATCGTGCCCGAACCGTCGGTGCATGTGGTCGGCTTGCGAGAGTTGCGGCGCAACCTCCGCCAGGCGGGCGACGTCGAGGAGCTGGTCGAGGTCCGCAACGCGCTCCGGTCCGGCGCGCGCATCGTCGCCGACGATGCACGCCGCCGGGTGCCGGTGCGCACCGGACGCGCTCGCGATTCGATCCGTCCGTTGGTGTCCGGCAACCGTGCGTTCGTCGCCGGCGGCAAGGCACGCGTGCCGTACTACGGGTGGCTCGACTTCGGTTCACGTCGCCCGATCAGCGGTCGCCCTCGGTCCGTCGGTCCGTGGGCCGGGTCGGGCGCCGGCCCATCCAAAGGACGCTTCATCTACCCTGCTATCGATGCAAAGATCGACGACGTCGTCGAGATGGTCAGCGACGCGTTGAACACGGTGCACAAGCGTCAGGGGATGACATGAGTTTCACGTTTCCGCCGTTGCGGGTCACGTTCGACGGGCAAGAACCGGTCGTCGTGCAGGTCCGCCGGGTCGACCTGTTGCGCCTCGAGCGGGCCGAGAAGATCTCGACGGCCCGCATGGATCTCGGGCTCGACCAGTTGCACAAGCTCGCATGGTTGGCGTTGCAACGTGACCGGCATCCGGCAGTCGGTCCGCACCATGACCTCGCACAGGTGTCGGTCGGGATGTTGTGCGCCGGTGCGGATGCGCTCGCCGAATCGGCCGATGTCGAGGTCGTCGACGAGGTCGGCGAAGTGGGAAAAGCTTCGGGCCCGGCTCCGCTCACTGGCACCTCGTAAGTCTCGCCGTTGAGGCGCACCAACCGCTCGCCGATCTGCTTGTGATCGCCGAACGGTACCCGGACCTGATCGAAACGCTCGGCGCCTACTTACGTTGGCGGTCTGAGCAGATGCGGAGCCGATGATGGCGAAGAACCAGGTTCGGGTTGCGATCATCGGTGACGCGTCGAAGCTGCGCGCCGCCGTCGACGACGCCAACGGTGCGTTGGGATCGTTGGGGCGAGGGTTCGGCGCTATCGCCGGTGTCGCCAAGACGGCCGCCCTTGGTGTCGCTGCGCTCGGCGGCGGCATCATCGCCGCCGGGATGGCCGCCAAGCCGTTGATCGATGCGGCGTCCGATCTGAACGAGACGATCTCGAAGGTTGGCGTGATCTTCGGCGAGGCGGCGGCACCGATCCGCCAGTTCGCCGCGCAAGCAGCGAAACAGCTCGGCATGAGCGAACGTGCCGCCCTCGATGCGTCGGCAACGATGGCAACGTTCGGCAAGGCGGCCGGTCTGTCGGGCGACGAGCTGGTGACGTTCTCGAAGGACATGGTGAGCCTGTCGGCTGACCTTGCGTCGTTCTTCAACACGAACCCCGACGAGGCGATGGCCGCCATCGGTGCGGCGTTGCG